CTCCTTGTTTAATTCATCACACCTACACCCAAACCCATCAAATGCAGGGCAGTCGGGATGGTGTTTGTCCTCTGCGTCCTCCACTTGTAGAATAAATTCCTCGGCGTGTACTAGCTTAGATTCTTCATCCCCTGTGAATTCATTCTTTGCTACTTGCCTTGCGTGTTCTGCATCATCCGCAAGGACTTCTAGAACATAAACGTGATGCTCTATGCGAGCATACTGAACTACATACTTGGGCATTTACTTCTCCTTTGGTTTTAAAAGTCGGGAGAGAAACCTCTCCCGATGGATACCTACTAGCTAAGCAGAGCAGGCAGCGTTTGCTTGACCGCACGATACTCCCAGTTCAGGTAGTAGCAGGCAACCTCGGCAACCGCATCAGCCAAGCCCTCCTCGAGCTTGGTATACAGCGTATCAATGTCACACGCAAGGAATGCGTGGTAGATATCTAAGTCACGATCGGTCAAGTCCTTAGCCTTTACCCACGCTGTTGACTCGGCTTTGAACGTATTACAGAGAGTGTTTATAGTACTTGCTGGCATCTCATCCAAGCAAGCGGTCAGCATATCAACGTCAGCTTCCATCATGCAGTTGAACAAGTCCTCCTCCTCAATGAAGCCAGCCTCCTCGTCCTCCCATGCGTAGTCATCCTCACTCCAACGTGGGTCGTGGGCTGAGAGCTTGCGTGGCTGTGGTGTGAGGTCAGCAGTGGGTGAGTAGCTGGTATACCCGCCGTAGGTGTCGTCGTAGTCATACGCACTGCTGTACATGGTGGATGAGTAGCGCTTGCCGTAGCGTGTTGACTGGTACGCAGGGATGAGTCGGCTTGGTGACCATGCGTATGTATTGCTGAACCACAGACCATCGTGCTCGATGCCTTGGTCATAGTTGACATGGCTGATCTTGCCCTCGCCATCCATGAACACGAAGCGGTTGTCACCGATGAACTCGGCAAGCATATCGAGGAACTTGTCGTTGTGTACAAGCGCAGGATGCTCAGCCACTGGGCTGGCGAGGAAGTCTTGGATGAAGTGCCACGTGTCAGACTTAGCCTTGTCAGCGGCATTGCCTGTGTGCAACACGCCGTTGTGCATCATGCCGACATAGCCCTTGACGACATCGTAGGGATGGCAGTTCTCCATGTTGGTGTGACCATGCGTAGTCCAGCGGAAGTGGATAGCAAGCTCACGATCATCCGTGGGTAGCTTGGAGATGAACTGCGTTGCGTCAGCGACAGACTTGGGCAGTACCTTGGTGACCTTGAGTCCCTTGGTTGTGGAGTACATGATGCCGATGCCGTCAGGGTTGCTTGTGTAGATGTCGCTCAGCATTCCGTGTGTGTTGAGCAGGGTCGAGCGAATGTTGGTAGCTGTACCAGTGATGATTAGACACATAATGATTTCCTTTGATTGTTTGGTTGATTAAGAGGTGGCGATGTTGTCATCGCAAGTAGATTCAGCAGGGGCAGCGTTCTTAGCACCGACACGGCGGCGTATGCCGTACCAGTCAGCGAGGTGTGGGTAGCGGTTGTCGGTAGACTTGAGCCACAACAGGAAGCCTTGCTCGTTCAGGTCACGCATACTTGCGACACGACAGAACATGACAGCGGCATGGGTGAACTCGATCTGTGCAAGCAGTCGAGCCTTCTTGAGAGATGCCCTGAAGATGCGAAGCTCGATGGTGTTGAAGTCACGCTCACCGACAAACTGCACACCCAAGCGGTCAGCCTCAAGACGGCGCAGACAGGTCGTGTTGACCATGTAGTACCGACTGGTGCTCTTGCCCTTGAGCGCCTTGCTTGCATTTGCCATAGTTTCCTGCCCCTCAACAGCGCAGTAGCTACGAGCCTGATCGTCCCGCAGGGCATGACGACCAGCCAGCTTGCGGATGAAGTCGGCGTTGCTGTCGGCGTTGATGAACATGATGAACTTGCCAAGAGTCAGCTTGGTGAATGCCTTGGAGTCCATGTGCACGTGCATACCGCACCTACCGCCATTCCATGCGTAGTAGTCAGAGGCGATGTTCCAGCCCTTGAACTTCTCGATGTGCTCGATCAAGCCACGAGGCGCAGTCACAATCTCAAGCCCACCTCTTGGCAGTGAGCCATCGGTCTTGCATATGCAGTATCCATTACCAAGCTCTAAGCGTATGTCATCGACCGCATCGTTGACACTGTCTCGTGTGATTAGCTCAAGCTCGACACCCATGTGGAACTCACCGAACGGAGATGAGAAGAAGCTGTTGTCCTTCTCGAGATGGTCGAGCACGTTGGTGCGGTAAGACATGAGGCTGTCGGTGTCCTCGTCGTTGTCATCAGGGTCATCGGAGTCAGGCTCTTCAGACAACCAGCGGTCGTTGTAGTCATCGTAGTACGCATACTCTCGGAGTATGTACTCCTCGGTGTCTTCTGCATAGACCAACACATCCTCGTTCTCACGACACGCTAGGCAGTACTCACGATGACTGCCCCGCACATACACCTCGGTCATTTCATCAGCGTATTCAACGTGATCGCAGTAACCCTTGGACAGATTTGTGCTGATGCCCTTGTCGTTGAACAACTCGTTAGCTCTGTCAAAGATACGCTCATGTAGTGAGTTGCCATGTATGTACATATCCATGAAGCTACTCTCGAAGTCGGATGCGTCCTCGTCCTTGATGGCTTGCCTGATAGCCTCGCCCATCATCTTGCACGTTGCTCGGTGACTTGCAAACGAACTTGATGAGGAGATTTGCATACCCTTGTACTCGACACTTGATTTGTGTCTGTTCTCACCAACCAGCTTCTCGTAGCGTTCCAGTCGTGCCTTGTGTATGCGGTATCCGATTGAGCGCTTGTTGTTGAACAAGTGGTTGTCGAGCAGGTTGACAAACAGACGACCAGTGTGTGCGCCGTATCCGTAGGTCATGAACCATGTACGCTCGTCCCCAGTCACCTCACGCACACTTATCTCACGGAAGCGATCAGCACTTGTGTCCAAGGTGACGTAAGTGTCGATAGCCGTTTCGATGTCGTTGTGAATGTCAATCAAAGTGCGTAGGGTCGAGGGCAACCTGTCCCAGTCGTTGTAGCTAGGCGCTACGTTCAGACCGATGTGGTCTGGGTTGTAGATGGTGTGACCAGTCCTTGAATTGACAAGACTCACAAAGAAAAAGTTCCGTGTGAGTATGTCGCCCGAGCTATTGGCGACGTTCAATGTTGCAATGCTTAATTTCATGATGCTTCTCCATTTGATTTATGTTTTGATTGCTTTCAATGGGAGAGGTTTATCTCCCATGTCGTTGACAGACTTGCTGTGTTTTATTTACTTTCTCCCTTTCTTTACTTCAAAGTATCCAAGCCACTGCGTACCCTCGACTTGGGGTTGGTACATCTGTATGTCGTACTGTGCATCGTGCGCTACTGGTACAAGGAACAGGTTGTATGAATACCCATCCTTATCCATCAGCTTGAGTAGCTGGCGCAAGTCACGCTCGTCTGTTGTCGTTGCCCATCCTGATACGCTTGCGGCGTAGAAGTGTTGTACTGGTTCTCTCATGCTGTTTCTCCTTTACATTCAATAACTACTAACATGACCTGCATCCCCAAGAGGAACGCACTACCTAGCGCCATGAACATCCACAGGTATCCACCGCCCTCATCCATCATCTGATTAGCGCCAAGCGCCATTGCGTTGTAGAGCACGAGGCTCAGGAATATGTGACTCAGTACTGTCTTTGCTTTCATTTGTTTTCTCCTTTTGTGTGCTCGTTGAATAACTGCTCGAATGTGTACGGCTCGTCACGCAAGCCAGCGTCATGCTCTGCTCGCAAGTCTTCCAGCTCGGCAAGGTAAATGCGTAGCTCATCTTGCAAGTACTCAGGTAGTACCTTGACCAAGTCCTCGGTCTTGCCATCACTCCATGTGACGACAAGGCTTGTCGGCGTTAGTGTTTTCTTCATGTTGCTTCTCCATACAGGCTACTATCGGGATGGTCAGCGGCATAGCCCAATCTCCGCAGACCAGTTGGGAGAGGTTTCTCTCCCGAAAAAGGGAATGTTTATAGTAGTCCGTGCCATGTCGCAGGCACAGGCTCGTTGGGTTCGAGCTTCTCTATCTTGGCAAGCGCCTGCTCAATGTGTCTAACTCGTTCTTGCAAGGGCTCTGCCTCATGTGGGTTCAACAGCACATCTTGCTTGCACTTGACCAGTTCTTTCTCAGTTCGTCGGACAAGGCGGTCTTTCAACAGGGTGTGTAACTCAGCACCCACGATGCGCTCAAACGGAAGTTTGCGTCTTGCCTTGGGTGTGTGAGGGACAGCGTCAAACAGTTGACAAACCCTGTCCTTGATATGTTGCGGTACGAAATCCGACCAGTGCTCGCCGTTGTTGGGCACGTTCTTTGCCTTGATGTACTCGCTTGGGGTCATGGTCGTGCGTTTGCCGTAGCCATCGGGTAAAACCTTGGCTTCCCTACGCATCCTAAGCAACAACTCATCAATGACTTTGAGGTACGCCTTGAGTGCCATCTGCCTTGGGTCTGCGTTGTTGCGGTTGTGCGTGGGGTATGCAAGAGATGCGACGACTCGTTTCTTTTCCTCTTGAAGCGGTAAAATCTTTTCACGCCACATACCCTCGACTTTGATTCGCATGGCATTCAGCGATTTGCGCCTTGCAATTTCATCTAACCCATCACGGCGCATATCTTCGATGATGGGTTCGGGTACACCTCTACGCCGTGCGGATGCAAGGCTATTCATTAGCTCGGTGCGATTCATAACAACTCCTTGGGTTAAAAGTGTCCGAGATTCTATCACGCCGTTGGGTAAAACGACAAGGGCTTTCCTTGGTTTTACTGAATATCCATAGGATAGGACGGCGTGTATGCCACGCCGTTACTGGATGCATTTGAAAACTGTCCCAACTATCTAGCTTATTTGGAAATAGAAAAAGCCCAAGGATAAAACAAACCAAAGTCAGCCGAGAGGATGAGAGTGCCTGCATATAGATGCCCCTATATATAAATATATTTTTAATTAAGTAGATATATAGGACAGTTTTTGTTTTAACCCCCGCAGACATTGAGCAAATCGCTGTCTTTGGGGGTGGATAGTTGGTAAAACGATGGACGTCGAAGATTTTACCGAAAATGGGAGATAAATCTCTCCCAGTCAGAGCAACCTCATCTGTGCAGGTGCTTGCACCTTGTCGAGCCACGCCTCGAATGCCTCGTCTGAGGCAAAGGTTTCTTTCAGGCTGTGCTTGATGCTGTAGACAGTCAGGAACTTGTAGTTCCGCATGGATGGGTTGGGGTAGTACTCTTGCAAGCGCCACTCTATGCCTTTGATGGTGAGGATGCCACAGTCTTTGAGTAGGGGGAAGTGTGTTGAACGCATGATGATTCTCCTTATCGGGCAGGATTGCCCCCAAAGCCCACAAGCATGGGCTTGGAGAGTTTCCTAGTTCACTCCTCTGTAATGGCTTTACGAGCGAAGTATTCGGTGATGAACTGCGGTGCGCCACACTCACGAGCAAGGGAAGCGGTTGCCCAATATTCATCAGGGGTCATTGCGCCTGTGGTCTTGTGTTCCATGCGAATGAGTGCCGCAAGAATGTTATCGAGTTCGGTTTTAGACATGGGTAAAATCTCCGTTGTGGTTTGGTTGGGGAAAGACTGGACAGGAAAAGAAACAGCGCCATAAAGACGCTGTCAGAGATCGGGAGAGAAATCTCTCCGATCATTCAAAGGCAATCGAGTCACGCAATTCAGCGATGAGGGCATCGAACTCTGCCTTGCTCATGCCTGAGTTGATGATCTCGCTGAACACCGCCTTGAACACCTTGCGAGGTGCAACCACTTTCACGGCACGACCACTTGACTCGGGCTCAGGCTTGGACTCGGGGCGGATGATGTGATAGCGAAACTTTGAGGATGCTTGGTAGTAGGCGTCCTGTGCATCATCGGTGCGGTCATCTCTCGACTGGGAGAGAATTCTCTCCGCCGCTTCCAAGGTGCAAGGCTTCTTCTCAGTCGACAATGCACCCATGATGAATTGCACAATGCAGTCTTTCCTTAACTGCTCTTGTTGTTCAGGCGTGGACTTGGTGTACTCCTTGTGTGCAACAAGGGTAGAGGTGCGAGTCAAACGATGTGCTTGACCCAAGGCGAAGAACAGCTCGGTAGTTTTCATGATGTGTTCCTTTCAAGAACGAGTATCGTCGTGGGCAATGTGCCCCGAACCGATACCTCTATTGTATGGAAGGGGTATTCAAGGGTACTACAGAGCCGTAAAAACTGAGAACCTTAGACCCCACCTACCCCCCACCAACCCATATACAGGGCATACCCCCGTCGTCATATGAACACTATTCCCCAACCATTCTCTGCAACTCAATTTAGTACTTTACAACTAACACCCCACCCCAAAAAATTTTATAAAAATTTGTGTCAATCGTTGGACAAAGCCAATAAAAAAAACCCCCCAGCTTGAGACTGGGGGGTTGAACGGCGGAGGAACCCGACCGAGGAGAAGCAACAGAACCATCTGTTGGCCAAAGGCCAATGGAGATTTCCCATCACTTAGAAATAGTATACACTCCGCGCATCGCAGGTACAAGGGACTTATGCGCCAATGTTAGATCACCTTATTGATTTTGAACCGGAAGTGGTTGCCCACTCTGGTAAACCTACGCCGCTTGAAAAAGAACATCCGGCGGACACTATCGACGCCAAAGTAAAGACAGCAGACTGGCTCAAGAGTATGGGTGCCGCAGACACAGATACCGTGGTCAGCAACGCAGAAGTTCAAGCAGCACGTGCGTCTTTTACAAATCTCATATCTTCAGCGCCAAGCGAAATCACGCACGAACATCTAGCCCAGATCAAAACACCTGCTGCGGTGCAACATTTAGTTGGGATGCTAACGGCCTATGACTGGGAGTTTGTACATCAGGCCAAAGAACTTCGTGGCTACGCGGTCGCCAAACTGTTGGAAGAATGCGAAAACCCCAGCGCCAACATACGCCTTAAGGCGCTCACAGCCCTTGGTAAAGTAACCGAAGTGGGGCTTTTCACCGACAAGATAGAAATCAAGAAGACTGACCTCACGGATGAGGAGATTGACCGCAAGCTCAAAGACAAGCTGGCTAAGTTCATGGGCGTACAAGACGCTGATGTTATCGAGGACATAGAAGAAGTTAGTACTTACACACAAAAAACAGATGAAGCTGAACGACCTGACGCTGAGTCCAACTGAGATTCAGGCTATCCAGAAAGCTCTCCCAACCTTAAGTTTGGTGGAGAAGGTGGAGCTTATGGGTATGTTGGAGGAGCGCGAGAAACGCTACCAAGTCAACGTGGGTCGTACAAACATGATCGACTTTGCCAAGCATGTCTACCCCGGATTCAAAGTTGGGCCACACCACAAGAAGCTGGCGCGGATATTCCAAGATGTGATTGACGGTAAAAAGAAGAGAGTAATTATCAACATTGCCCCCCGTATGGGTAAGTCCGAGTTCTCCTCTTACCTGTTTCCTGCGTTCTTCCTAGGTAATTACCCTAACAAAAAGATTATCATGGGGACGCACACTGCGTCGCTGTCTGAAGACTTTGGTCGGCGGGTTCGTAACTTACTGGATGATGAGCAATACCATGAGCTATTCCCCCAAACACTTGTGGCAGATGATCAGAAGGCCGCTGGAAAATGGTCTACTGCTGCTGGCGGTCAATACTATGCGGCTGGTGTTGGAGGTGCTCTTGCCGGTCGTGGTGCTGACTTGTTTGTTATTGACGATCCACATTCGGAACAAGACGTAAAAGCAAACAGTCGTCTAGCGTTTGACACGGCGTGGAGTTGGTTCCAGACTGGCCCTCTGCAACGTCTGATGCCGGGCGGGGCGATCATAGTCATCATGACGCGCTGGGGGCCGCTGGACTTAACTGGCAGGCTTATCCAGTATCAGGTGAGTAACCCTGACAGCCCACGCTGGGAGATTGTGGAGCTTCCCGCCATCCTGCACGAGAACACGGAGAAGGAGAAGTCCCTCTGGCCGGAGCAGTGGCCGCTTGAGGCGCTGAAGTCTGCCAAGTCCTCAATGGATCCCCGGTACTGGAACGCGCAGTACATGCAGCAGCCGACCTCAGACACGGCGGCGATCATCTCAAGGAAGCACTGGCGGATATGGGAGCCCAAAGAACCCCCCACTTGTGAGTACATCATCCAGTCATGGGACACGGCGCATGAGACAAAGACAACTTCCGACTATTCTGCCTGTACTACTTGGGGGGTCTGGTACAACGAGGAGGAGAATGACAAGCCCCAGCTTATCCTCCTTGACGCTTTCAAAGACCGAATTGCCTTCCCAGAACTCAAACAAGTCGCCTTCAAACACTGGAAAGAATGGCAACCCGATGCCTTCATTGTGGAGAAAAAGGCGGCAGGTGGGCCACTGATCCAAGAACTCAGGGCGATGGGTATCCCTGTACAAGAATTTACACCGAGCCGTGGAAACGATAAGATGGTGCGTGTGCAGGCCATAGCGGACTTGTTCTCTTCTGGTATGGTGTGGGCACCCGACACTCGCTGGGCACGCGAAGTGATTGAAGAAGTTGCGTCCTTCCCAGTTGGCGAGCACGATGACTACGTGGACACGACCAGCCAAGCACTGCTTCGATTCAGACAAGGCGGCTTCATCACGCTAGACACGGATGAGCCAGATGAACCAAGATTTTTTAAGCGCCGCACTGCGGCGTACTACTGATGGAACAATTTTTTTACGAACTTCCAGTCACGTCGGCTATTGCAGACACAGCGCTAGCATTTGGCAAAAGCAATGAGGTCTGGCACCTTTACTACAACTTTGAGGCGGCACGACTGCCAACAGAGCTTGCGATCAAAGATCCAATGCTCATGTGGTTAGCCAAAAACCAATTTGACTTTCATGTGGGCGTTATAAAACTACCTCCCAATACCTGCTACAAATGGCACTCGGACACGGACCGGCAGGTTGGCATCAATATGCTATTGGAAGATAATGGCAGCAAGTGCTTATTTGCAGAGGACACGGAGGGCGTTTCTTTTCCCATCATTGAACTTGCGTATAAGCCTAGCAAGTATTACGTCTTCAACACGAGACGACAGCATACGGTGTTCAACTTTGCTGGAACCCGGTACTTGTTAACAGTTGAGTTTCTTGGCAAAGACCGAGGCTTAACTTATACGGATATTTGCAACGTATTTAAGGATAATCATGGCAACTAACATAGACAAAGCCCTGTACCAGCAACCCCAAGGTATGGAAGAACTGGCACAAGATGAAGATGCCATTGAAATTGAGATCATTGATCCTGAAGCGGTCAACATCAGCGTTGGTGACTTAGAGATCAGCATGATGGAGGGTGAAGGAGAAGATGACTTCAACGTAAACTTGGCCGAGGACATGGACGAGGGTGCGATGTCTTCACTGGCAGGAGACTTAAGCGGAGACGTTGAGCAAGATAAGGGCTCACGCAAAGACTGGGAGAAAGCCTATACCGAGGGACTCAAACTGTTGGGACTCCAGTATGAGGAGCGCACAGAACCTTGGAACGGCGCTTGTGGTGTGTTCCACCCCATGATTACAGAAGCGGTTGTAAGGTTTCAGTCAGAAACAATTACAGAGCAGTTCCCAGCCGCAGGCCCAGTGCGCACAAAAATAATTGGTAAAGAGACTCCTGAGAAACAAGAAGCGGCGGTGCGTGTCGAGGCCGACATGAACTACGAGTTGACAGAGGTCATGCGCGAGTTCCGCCCTGAACATGAGCGCATGTTGTGGAGCTTGCCAGCTACCGGCTCTGCGTTTAAGAAAGTTTATTTTGATCCCAATTTGGGACGTCAGGTGTCCATGTTCATACCAGCGGAAGACATTATTCTGCCCTACGGAACCACCGACTTAGACACTTGCTACCGTTTGACACACGTCATGCGCAAGACCAAGAACGAGATTATTAAGCTCCAGCAAGCAGGCTTTTACCGTGACATTGAGTTGCCTGACCCCAGCAAAGATCAAGACAACATCAAGCAGGCTAAGGATAAAGAGACCGGCTTTAGTGATCTGAATGACGAGCGTTACACCCTGTATGAGTGCCATGTTGACTTGGTATTAGAGGGAGATGAAGACAAAGACGACGACGGTGAACCTACCGGCGTAATGCAACCATACGTAGTTACCCTAATAAAAGGAAGTAATGATGTCCTGTCTATTCGGAGGAACTGGGAACAAGATGATCCCCTCAGACTCAAGCGCCAGCACTTTGTCCACTACCAGTACATCCCCGGCTTTGGAGCCTACGGCTTCGGACTCTTCCACCTCATCGGTGGATACGCCAAGTCGGCCACCAGTCTCATGCGTCAGCTCGTCGATGCTGGGACGCTTTCTAACTTACCCGGAGGTCTTAAGACTCGCGGAATGCGCATTAAGGGAGACGACACCCCTATCGCTCCCGGAGAATGGCGAGACGTAGACATTGCCTCTGGGGCACTGCGTGACAGCATCCTGCCCTTACCCTACAAGGAACCTTCCATAGTTCTGTCTGGCTTGCTGGACAAGATCGTGGAGGAGGGGCGTAGGTTCGCTGCAACCGCAGATATGAACGTGTCGGACATGTCCGCACAGGCTCCCGTGGGTACGACCTTGGCCCTCTTAGAGCGCCAGCTTAAAGTTATGTCTGCGGTGCAAGCCCGTCTGCACTACACCTTCAAGCAAGAGTTGCGTCTGTTGGCGGCAATCATCCGCGACTACACCGAGCCAGACTACGACTACGACCCCATAGATGCCCCACGCAAGGCTAAGCAGTCAGACTACGACCACATAGACATCATCCCTGTAAGCGACCCCAACGCGGCCACAATGAGCCAGCGGGTTGTGCAGTACCAAGCCGTCATTCAGATGGCGCAGATGGCGCCTGATATTTATGACTTGCCGCAGTTGCACCGCAACATGCTGGAGGTGCTGGGTATTAAGGATGCCGACAAGCTTGTGCCCCTGCCTGACGACCAGAAACCCAAAGACCCCGTGTCTGAGAACATGGCGGCTCTGCGTATGGAGCCTATGAAGGCGTTCTTCTACCAAGATCATGAGTCCCATATCAAGGTGCACATGATGGCAATGCAAGACCCCGTCGTCATGCAGTTGATAGGCCAGAACCCTAAAGCGCCACTGATGCAAGGCGCGATGATGGCTCACGTTGCAGAGCATGTAGGCTTTGCTTACCGTCAGAAGATAGAGCAACAGATGGGTATGCCTCTGCCTCCCGAGGGCGAGAAGATGTCTCCTGAAGTTGAGATGGCGTTGTCGTCAATGATGGCCCAAGCCGCGCAACAAGTGCTTCAGCAAAGTCAACAGCAGGCTGCTCAACAGCAAGCTCAACAGCAAGCTCAAGACCCCGTGCTCCAGATGCAGCAACAAGAGTTGCAGTTGCGCCAGCAAGAGGTGCAGATAAAAAGCCAAGAAGTCCAAGGCAAATTGCAGCTTGAGCAACAACGCTTGCAGATGGATGCAATGGCCAAGATGGAACAAGCCAAGCAAAACAACAAAAAAATACAAATTGATGCAATGGCAAAAGCGGGTCAACTCAATCAACAGAAGAATGCTGAGCAAATAGGCGCTCTTGCTAAAGCGGGTGACATCAAAAACCAGCAACGTCAGATGGGTATGGACTTGGTTAGACAAGCCACACAGAACCAACAAAAGGAGAAACCAACTAAATGATTCAAGACTTCGCACGCGTATTGCGCGAAAAATTACGCTTCGATATGAACAACTACGCAGATGACTGCGCTGGTGGGGCATGTCGCACTTTTGAAGAGTACCAAAAACTCTGCGGGATTATTCAGGGTCTAGCCCTTGCAGAGCGTTATCTACTTGACCTTGCAGAGAAAGTTGAAAAATCCGATGACTGAACTTGTTTTAGAACCGGGGCAATATGCCCTGCCTGATGTAATCCAACCCGTCGATGCGCCAGCGCAAGACGCAACAGATGAAGAAAAAGCCACCATGTTGCCAGAACCTTCGGGTTGGCGAATCTTGTGTGCCGTGCCCCCAGTCTCTGAAAAGATTGATGGCACTGAGCTTGATCTTGTGCGCGATACAAGCAGTATGCGTCAAGAAGAAAGCGCAACCACCGTGTTGTTTGTGATGAAAGTTGGCCCTGATGCGTACAAAGATCAGACCAAATTTTCCACAGGCGCTTGGTGCAAAGAAGGAGATTTTGTACTTGTACGTACCTATTCTGGTACACGGTTCAAGATCTTTGGTAAGGAGTTCCGGCTCATCAATGATGACCAAGTGGACGCTGTTGTGCAAGACCCTCGTGGGCTAACCCGCGCTTAAAGGAGCAGAAATGGCAGAGCAATATAAGTTCCCCGACGAACTTGATGACAACAAAAGTCAAAAGGTTGAGATAGTTCAGCCCGAAGATGACGTTGAAATTGAGATTGTTGACGATACCCCTATCCAAGACCGTGGCCGTAGGCCATTGGACAGAGAGGTGGAAGACCCCACTGATGAAGAGATTGAGTCCTATACAAGAGGGGCACAAGACCGCATCAAGGAGTTAACCCATGCGCGTCACGACGAGCGCCGTGCCAAAGAAGCCCTTTTTAGGGAAAAACAAGAACTTGAGCGTCTTGCACAACACTACGTCAACGAAAACAACACGCTTAAACAGTACGTCAACAACGGCACTCAACAGTATGGCGTTATGGCCCAGACCGCTGCGGGGGCAGAATTAGATAAAGCCCGTCGGGACTACAAGGCTGCGCAGGAGTCGTTTGACACCGATGCTATCCTTGCGGCTCAAGAAGCTTTGTTTGAGGCTAAGACAAAATTACAACAAGCGCAAAATTTTCGTCCACCCCCTTTACAAGTGGAAGAAACTGAGGTACAACCGCGACAACAACAGACCCAATCTGTTCAACCGGACGAAAAAACCCTGCGCTGGCAGGCAAAAAACCAGTGGTTCGGTGCCGATGGGTTTGAAGAAGTAACCAGCTTTGCACTAGGGCTGCATCAAAAACTAGTCAACTCCGGGGTTGACCCCCGCGAAAACGAATATTTCGAGCAAATTGATGCTCGCGTGAAGTCGAAATTCCCTGAAGTTTTCGGTGGAAACGACGAAAGGCCTAAGTCGAGTGAGACTCCAAGGCGTCCATCATCCGTGGTGGCCCCTGCATCACGTTCCACAGGAACAAGGAAAGTGCAGTTAACGCCGTCACAAGCTGCGTTAATTAAAAAGTACAACCTTGACCCTAAGAAATATGTTGCAGAAGTTTTAAAACTGGAGAATCAAAATGGCTGAAAACCGTAACCCTCGTGACAATGTGTCACGCGAAAAAACAACTCGATACGTTTATAAACCTTCGAGTGCGTTGCCCGATCCTACCCCTGAACCCGGATGGGAGTATCGCTACATAGCGACTCATGTCTTGGGACAGACAATGCCAACCAATGTGTCTAGCAAGATGCGGGATGGCTGGGTTCCAGTGAAGGCAGCAGACCATCCAGAACTGATGCTTGAAGGTAGTGCTAACGGTAATGTGGAAATTGGTGGATTGATGCTTTGCAAAATCCAAACCGAAAAACTCATGGCCATGAAAGAGTACTACGACACGCAAGCGCAGAACCAGATGGATTCAGTGGACAACCACTTCATGAGAAACAATGACCCGCGTATGCCGCTGTTTGCTGACCGCAAGTCTTCAACCAGTCGCGGAAGCGGATTTGGTACAGGTTCTAAATAAAGGAGTCCTTAAATGGCTTATCCGGTGATTGATGCCCCCTACGGGCTAAAGCCGATCAACTTGATCGGAGGTCAGGTATTTGCGGGTTCTACTCGTAACTATCCGATCACTAACGGTTATTCCACAAACATTTTCTACGGTGATTACGTAGGTTTGTCTCGTGGTGAAATCGTCCGTCTGTCTGTGTCTACTGGCACAGCAGGTAACCAAACTGGCATCTTTTTGGGATGTAGTTACACCAACCCCGTCACTAAACAGTTGACCTTCTCGCAATACTGGCCTGCATCAACTGCGGCTGGTGATGCAGTGGCTATTGTTGCTGACGATCCTGACCAAGTATTCAAGGGCGTTGTTTGCTCTGCTACTACCGCTATTGCTTCTGGCGCTCGCGCCATGATCGGCCAAAATTTGGCAATGATCAACAATACAGGTAGCACTGCAACCGGCAACTCCAAGAATGCAATCTTGGCTCCTAGTGATACTCCTGCCACCACTGCTGCCCTGCCCGTTCGCGTGCTTGGCTTGGTGACTGACACGGCTGTCGCTCTTGGTACGGCAACGTACACCAGCATTTCTACTGCTACTGTGACCTGTTCGGCTCTGCCTTTCGCGTTACCTGTTGGTACTGATGTTGGATCGCTCGACTCATCTGGAAATTATATTTCCGCCGGGTCGTTTGTTGACACCGCCGCAGCCGCCGGTGCTACATCGTTCATTCTCAACCAAGCCCCTGTTGCTGCTTTTGGTGCAAGTTCTACACTTGTATTCATGCAGTATCCAGAGATTCTGGTCAAGATCAACTTTGGTCAGCATCAGTATTACGCTGCCACCAGCATCGCTTAAGGAGTAACATAAAATGGCTATTTCACGTGCACAGCTACTTAAAGAGTTGCTCCCCGGACTGAATGCTTTGTTTGGTATGGAGTACAGCCGCTACGGCGAAGAGCATAAAGAAATCTATGACACTGAGAAATCAGAGCGTAGCTTTGAAGAAGAGACCAAGCTTGCTGGTTTCTCCGCTGCTCCCGTCAAGAACGAAGGTTCTGCCATTGCTTATGACAATGCGCAAGAAGCGTTCACAGCGCGCTACAACCACGAAACCATTGCCTTGGGTTTCTCAATCACTGAAGAAGCGATTGAAGATAACTTGTACGACAGCTTGTCTGCTCGCTACACCAAAGCTTTGGCCCGTGCTATGGCGTACACCAAACAAGTCAAGGCAGCTTCTGTTTTGAACAACGGCTTCTCTGCTAACTACGTTGGCGGCGACGGTGTTGCTCTATTCAGTACAGCTCACCCCTTGGTTTCTGGTGGCACCAACAGCAATCGCCCAACTACCAACGCTGACTTGAACGAAACTTCATTGGAAAATGCAGTTATTCAAATCGCAGCTTGGACAGACGAGCGTGGCCTGTTGATTGCAGCAAAGCCCCGCAAGCTGATTATTCCTCCTGCTCTGATGTTCGTGGCTACCCGCCTGTTGGAAACCAACCTCCGTGTTGGCACTACCGACAACGACATCAACGCGTTGAAGAACAACGGCTCCATCCCAGAAGGCTACACTGTTAATCACTTCTTGACAGACAGCAACGGCTGGTTCTTGATGACCGACGTTCCCAATGGCTTGAAGCATTTTGAGCGTATGCCTTTGGAGAACAAAATGGACGGCGACTTCGATACTGGTAACGTACGTTACAAGGCTCGTGAGCGTTATTCATTTGGCTGGTCTGATCCATTGGGAGCCTTCGGTTCCCCCGGTACGGCCTGATAGACAAAGGGGGCCTTGTGCCCCCTTTTCTTTTGGTGTATATTGAACACATTCCGAGATTCATCGGTGTATCAAACAGGCTCGGCTGACCTCATGCAGATTGATACGCTACAACGCATGGAGATATAGACATGGGATTCGCAACTCACCTTGGCCCTTGGTTGTTGGGCACTGTTAAAAACACCACTGGCACTACCGCTGGCACTATCCGTAACATGGGCGCGACTACTGTTGCCCAGACTTACACAGCCCCCGCTTCCGTCATTTTGGCAAGCCCCACAGCACAACAGATGTTTGTGCTCCCTGCTGGCGCTAAGATTCTTCGCTTTGGCCTTGAAGTTAATGTTGCCCTGACTGGCGCGTCTAACTGCGGCGTTACTATTGGTAGTGCTGGTACAGCTAACCTGTACATGGCTACGGTTAACACCGGTACTTCGGCGGTTCAAACTTCTCCAGCCACCATCGCAGCGGCTACTTCAGGTGTTTATGACAGCATTGGCACAACTGATGCGATCATTTTTGGCACTTTTACCGCAGCCACTGCTGATGCTACTGCCGGTACGATTACTGTCACTGTTGAGTACATTGTCCGTGACTCCGACGGTTCTGCCAATCCTTCACAGGCTTAATTGATCTAGGGGGCTTCGGCCCCTTTTTAAAAGGAGATTGATTATGACGATGCAGTATGACGTTAAGGCCGCGCACGTAGAAGCGACTGGCACAGTGGTATCTGGGCGAAACCGCCTTAAGGCATACCATTGCATTTCTGGCGGAACAGCGGGTGATGTTATTTATCGTGATGGCGGTGCTTCTGGCACGATTCGTTTGCAATTTAATATTGGAACCGGAACACAACCCGTTTCATTACCCATTCCCGGCGAAGGCATTTTGTTCAACACGGACATTCATGTAACTCTGCCTACTTCGGCAAAAATAACGACGTTTTATGGCTAAATCTCCCGCATGGACGCGCAAGGAAGGGAAATCCGAGAAAGGCGGCTTGAACGCCAAAGGTCGGGCTTCCTACAACAAGGCGAATCCGGGGAAGCCGGGGCTGAAAGCTCCGCAACCCGAGGGCGGCAAACGTCGCGACTCCTTCTGCGCCCGTATGGAAGGCATGAAGAAGAAATTGACGAGCGAAAAAACCGCCAAGGATCCAAATTCGAGGATTAACAAAAGCCTACGGGCTTGGAAGTGCTGACATGAACGATAAATTCAGAATTACAAAAGACGCTTCAGGAAATCCTGTCTACACCCACCAGAATGAAGTTGTGTCAAAAGACGTTTTTGACCAAAGAAATGCGCAATCAGCAGCGGAGCAAAAGGAAATGCGTAAGCCCGATGCATTTGATGCTGAATTTGATGACATGAGAACCAAGGCAGAAATGTTAAAAAAGCCAATTAAACAAGCGCAAGGTGGCAAAGTCTCCAGTGCGTCCAGCCGTGCAGATGGATGTGCTATTAAAGGCAAAACAAAGGGTAGGTTTGTATGACGGAACAAACAGACACCGTAAAAAATGTACTGGATTTCGTAGCAATCTTCAGTACGTTTGGCGCGTTTTTAGAAATGTTTAACCCACTATTTGCCTTGATCGGTGCAGTAGTGGGTGTCATGCGCATTTACGAGATGGCTACAGGCAAAGAGTTTTCCGCACTGTGGCGCAAAAAGAAGGCAGATGATGCCGAGCACAAGTAAGAAACAACACAATTTCATGGAAGCCGTGGCGCACAATGCTGCGTTTGCCAAGAAAGTAGGAGTCCCGCAGTCTGTGGGCAAGGATTTTTCAAACGCGGACAAGAACCGCAAATTTTCTAAAGGTGGTGATACTATGGCTTCAAAAATGAACCCCGGCTTTATGGCAATGATGGCTAAGAAAAAAGCCGGAGCCAAAGCAGAAATGCCAATGAAGAAAATGGCTGCTGGCGGCTACACTCGAGCTGCTGATGGCGTTGCTACAAAAGGCAAAACCAAAGGCAAGCAAATTGTCATGAAAAAAGGCGGCATGGCCTGCTAAATCTATGAGACCTTCACGCGGTATGGGGGACATCAACCCCTCCAAAATGCCCAAAGGCGTGAAAAAACCACGCCGGGATGACACTGACTTCACCCAGTTCAAAGAGGGTGGGAGTGTTAACGCGGCTGGTAACTACACGAAACCAAGCCTTCGTAAGAAGATTGTGTCTCAGGTCAAGGCGGCGGCTACCCAAGGTACTGGTGCTGGTCAATGGTCCGCAAGGAAAGCCCAATTGGTAGCTAAGAAGTACAAGGCGGCTGGCGGGGGTTACCGAGATTGAAAGCGCCCCAACAATCCCTCAAGGACTGGGGCGACCAAAAATGGAGAACCAAAAGTGGAAAACCGTCTAGTAAAACAGGTGAAAGATACCTTCCTGAAGCTGCAATTAAAGCTCTTAGCCCTTCTGAGTACGCTGCGACAACGCGTGCAAAACGTGCTGGCAAAGCTAAAGGGAAGCAGTTCGTAAAACAACCACCCAAAGTGGCAAAGAAAACGGCGGGATTTAGATAATGGCAACAACTTCTGGGTCAGCAGGCTTTAATTTAGACCTCACCGAACTGGTGGAGGAGGCATTTGAGCGTGCTGGTTCAGAGTTGCGCACAGGTTATGATCTGAAAACGGCTCGCCGGTCACTTAACTTACTGTTTGCTGACTGGGCAAATCGCGGTGTCAATATGTGGACGTTCGAGCAGGGCACGATCACCCTAACTCAAGGCTTGAACACCTATGCAATCCCCACAGATACCGTCGATTTGCTCGATCATGTCATCCGAACACAGGCAAACGTGGCGGCAACACAGGCTGATTTGACAATTACCCGAGTTAGCGTCTCTACATACGCTACTTTACCTAACAAACTGACCCAAGCACGGCCAATTCAGGTCTGGTATCAGCGTTTGGACGGCCAAATTATGCCAACAACGGCAGTTTTGTCTACCAGCATTAGCGCTACTGCAAATACGGTTGTTTTGTCCAACGTAGTTGGGCTTCCTGCCATTGGGTACATCAACCTTGACAGCGAAACCATCTTCTACAATTACATTGATGGCAACACTTTGAGCAATTGCTTCCGTGGACAGAACGGAACAACGGCTGCGGCCCATACTGCAAGCTCCAGTGCCAAGATTTACATCAATAACGTACCCCGCGTGACCATGTGGCCTACGCCGGACGGCTCCCAGACATACCAGTTTGTCTACTGGCGGATGCGTCGCGTGCAAGATGCCGGTAGCGGTGTAAACGTTATGGATGTGCCTTTCAGATTTGTGCCCTGCATGGTGGCTGGACTGGCCTATTACATTGCTTTGAAAGTTCCGGGGGGCATGGACAGGCTGATGGTTCTGAAGCAGCAGTACGACGAAGCATGGATGTCGGCGGCTGACGAAGATCAGGAACGCGCCGCGTTGCGTCTCGTGCCTAGGCAGATGTTCATTGGGGGCGGATAATGGGGAACCGGTTTGCTAGTGGCAAGAACTCAATTGCCGAGTGCGACCGGTGCGGCTTCAGGTACAAGCTCACGGTACTCAAAAAGCTCGTTGTCAAAACCAAGACATACGACCTTAAAGTTTGCCCTGAGTGCTGGGAACCAGATCAACCGCAGTTGCAGTTGGGTATGTACCCAGTTGATGATCCGCAAGGGGTGCGCGACCCGCGTCCTGACCTGAGCTACCAAGTTTCTGGCTTGTTGGCAGATGGTGAGTTGGGTGGTGGTAGTCGAATCTTTCAATGGGGCTGGAACCCTGTTGGTGGAGCAAGCGGGTTTGACACTCTTTTAACACCAAATAACTTGGTGTTAGCAGTAGAACTTGGTACAGTAACGGTAAGCGTAACTTAGGAGTTGAAAATGGACACAAAGCAGGTAAAACAAATTGCAGATACTGAGGTGAAAGCCCATGAGAAGCGTATGCACAAAATGGCCAAAGGCGGCAAGACCAATGAAATGATGAAGCAGTATGGTCGTGGTATGGCTAAAGTTGTGAACCAGCGCGGCAGCGCAAGGGGTAAATAATGGCTAAGAATAACTTACCTGCTTCGGCTTATGCCAAGCCACACACCATGTCTGGCAAGGCTGTTAGTATTTCTTCTAACCCCGGCGCTATGCCAAACCGCAGCAAAGCCGACACAGTTAATATGAGCGTTGGCAACATCAGCAAAGCTGCTGGTGATGAGCAAGTCAAAACCAGCGGTATTAAAGTTCGCGGCACTGGCGCGGCTACTAAAGGTTTGATGGCAAGAGGCCCGATGGCTTGATATGAATTACACGCAACTGTTCGATACCATTCAGTCGTATACGGAAAATACTTTTCCGGACTTTACTCTTGCCAGTGGCGGGACGGAGACGACTACCGAACAGATTAACCGTTTTATTCAACAAGCGGAACAACGCATCTATAACACGGTGCAGTTTCCGTTTTTGCGTAAGAACATGACGGGTAACATTCAGTCCGGCAATAAGTACCTCAAGGCTCCTGACGACTACTTAGCTACTTATTCCTTGGCGGTGATTGATGCGTCTGGTAACTACGAGTATTTGTTAAACAAAGACGTAAACTTTATCCGTCAAGCGTATCCTAATCCAACTACGGATACTGGGATCCCAAAGTATTACGCGTTGTTTGGCCCAGCCATTGTCGGTAGTGCAATCACAACTGAATTGACGTTTATTCTTGGCCCAACACCTGATGCGGCGTACACGGCGGAACTGCATTTCTACTACTACCCTGAGTCCATTACGACTGCGGGTACTTCGTGGTTGGGCGATAACTTTGATACTGTGCTCTTATATGGCTCGCTGGTCGAGGCGTATACGTATATGAAGGGTGAGACAGATCTACTTGCCGTGTACGATGGCAAATACAAAGAAGCCCTTGCACAAGCTAAACGCCTTGGTGATGGCCTTGAGCGCTCTGACGCATACCGTAATGGGCAATACCGTATGGCGCCGCTACCTCAAAATAATGGGGTAGCATAGTATGGCATTCACGGGCAACTTCTCTTGCAATACGCTGCGGTCTGGGCTGATTAACGGAACATTGAACTTTGCAACGGACACGTTCTACTTGGCGCTGTACACAAACTCGGCCACATTGAGCCAACTGACTACGGCATACACCTCGGATGGTGAAGCTTCTGGGGGCAATTATGTGGCTGGAGGGCTGGTAGTAACGGCTACGGTCAATACGGCGCTGGACTCAAACGGCAGCACTATCTATGTCAATTTTTCAAGTCCAGCTTGGACTGGCGCAATCACTGCTCGTGGCGCTTTGATTTATAAGGCTGGTGCAAACGGTGCCGTATGTGTTTTAGACTTTGGCGGCGATAAAACATCAACCAACACTTTCACTGTAACGATGCCTGCTGACACCAGCACGGCAGCACTCATTCGACTTGTATAAAGGAAAAATATGGCACTGGTCACAACTACCAAAGGCGAAATGGACGAATCTCTTCTTGAGAAAAAAGAAGGTTTAGTCGATAATGACAACGAGTACACGACTTGGGTCGAGTATTGGTTGGAGGGAGAACTTGTCCACCGTTCGGCGCATGTTCAATTGAAAAAAGCAGTGTCATTCGTAGCTGAAGCTGCATCTTTTACTTAAGGAGCCTAACATGGCAAATACTCAATCAATGGTCACAGGGTTCATGGGCAAGCTCATGACTGGCACTCATAATTTTGGTACAGGCGTTATTCGAGGTGCTACAACTGCGGACACCTTTTACGGTGCTTTGTTGCTGGCAAGCAGCACGTTCAACGCTTCGTCTTCTAACTATACGGGTACGGTTGGCTCTTCCACCATGTCTGGTGAGGTGTCTGGTACGGGCTATACCGCTGGTGGCGTAGCTATTACCAATGCAACTCCTCCTACTGCAACCAATTCGTCTGCAACTGCTGGTGTAGCCTACTGGACTCCTTCGGCCAGTATCACTTACACAGCTGTAACGCTTGCCACTGCGTTTGATGCGGTAATGATCTACAACTACACGCAAGGTACTGCTGGTGCATATCCTGCTGTGAGTATCCACACATTTGGTTCGCAAACAATTACTGCTGGCACGTTCACTTTGACGATGCCAACAAACAACACCACAAATGCGTTGATCCGCTTGGCTACAACCTAATAGGACTGGCGGGGTAACCCGCTAGGGTAGCCATGTTTGGAATAGCCGCATTCGCTGAAGCGCCGTTTGCCTCACTTGCGGGGCAGACGGTAGTCGTTGCCATTACCGGCGTTCAGGCATCTGGCGCGGTAGGTAGCGTCACGGAGGTTAGTTCTGTAGCGTTAACGGGTGTTACAGCCTCGGGGTTGTTGGGGACGGTAGCAGCGGATGCGGTAACTTCAATTACTGGGGTTGGGGCGCTTGGCGCAGTAGGGGATGTTACAGAGACTAACAGCCCAACTGAGACTGGGGTGCTGGCTAACGGCGCTGTTGGCACTGTTTCAATAGGTGAGCGGTTTATTGCCCTGACGGGTGTTGGGGCAACTGGCGCGGTTGGTAGCGTTGATTTTGCTTACGCTGCGGTCTTGACGGGTGTTGGGGCTTCAGGTGCTGTAGGAACAGTTATCCCGGGTAAAGAGTTTGGGCTTAACGGGGTACAAGCATCAGGCGCAGTTGGTACGGTTGACTTCTCTCCTGTTCCAAGCGGTGTTTCAGCCTCTGGAGCAGTTGGAACTGTTGGGATGGGGGAGCGGTTTGTTGCCCTGACTGGTGTAGAGGCCGCTGGCGCGGTGGGTGATGTCACTGAAGAAAACAGCCCAACGGAAGATGGTGTAGTGGCCACTGGCGCAGTTGGCACTATTACAATGGGTGAACGGTTTGTTGCTCTAAGCGGTGTATCGGCAAGAGGTCAAGTTGGAACGTTTGATGAGTTTTATTGGACGACAATAGATGACAGCGAGACGCCAAACTGGCAGAATGTCGAAATGACGGTGTAAGGATTAAATATGGCCCTTGTAATAGCAAATCGAGTAAAGGAAACCACTACCACGGCTGGTACGGGAACGGTGACTCTGCTTGGTGCATCCACAGGGTTTCAGTCCTTTGCCATAATTGGTAACGGTAATACAACCTATTACAGTATTGTTGGGCAGACTGGCAACGAATGGGAAGTGGGTATTGGGACATATACCTCCTCTGGCACCACGTTGGCACGTACCACTGTTTTGTCCAATAGCTCTGGGACACAGCCATCAGCCTTAAACTTTTCTGCTGGTACTAAAGATGTGTTTGTTACTTACCCAGCAGAGTATTCGGTCAGTGCAACAAATGATCCCGGAACGGCTGGACAGCTGCTTGTGTCAAATGGCGCGGGGGTTGATCCTACATGGCAAACCTCCACTGCCGCCAGTAAAGCCTACGCACAAGCCATGCGGATTCTTGCCGATTAAGGAGACATCATGGCAGTAACAAACTTCTCCCCCCTACTTGGTCTAGCTCTTCCGACCACAGGTGACCTGCAAGGTACTTGGGGTACAACAGTCAATGACTCCATCACAAGCCTGATTGATTCGGCGGTTGCGGGGACAACGACACTTTCTGTTGATGTGGATGTAACTCTTTCCACGACCAACGGCGCAGCTAACCAAGCACGTAATGCGGTCATCTTGTGGACAGCCAGTAACGCAACCACTCGAAATATCACTGCTCCGGCTCAAAGCAAAGCCTACTTGGTCATCAACGCTGGTACAGGGTCTATTGTTATTCGCGGCTCTGGCCCAACAGCAGGTGTGACAGTTGCTTCTGGTGTTCGCGCCTTGGTGGCGTGGAACGGCTCTGACTTTGTAAAGATTGTCAGTAACCCAGTGGTGCTGACATCGGACGTGTCTGGCATTTTGCCTGCTGCCAACGGCGGTACGGGCCTAAGTGCACCGGGTACGGCTGGAAACGTGCTGGCATCTAACGGGACAGCTTGGGTTTCTTCCCCTAGTGCTGGTGGAGTTTCCGCTGGTCAGTCCATCGCATTTTCACTAATTTTTGGTATATAAGGAACCATCATGGCAAATCCCAATATCGTAGCTGTAACCGCAATTTATGGTGTTACAACGTACCTCACACCCAGCGGTACAGCCGCCGTAGTGTTGTTGCCTAATGCTGCTGCATCCGGCCTGGTCTTTAAGATCAATCAGATTGTGTGCGCAAACGTCAACGGCACAAGCGCAGTCAACGCAACAGTGGCTGTATATACAAACGGCGCTGTGGCTCAAGGCGGCACTCCTTCAAGCGGTACGGCTTACCCTGTCATCTCTACGATTGCAGTGCCAGCCAGTGCCTCTGTGATTGCTGTGGACAAGACAACTGCCATCTACTTGCAAGAGGGCACGTCGATCACAGTGACATCGGGTACTGCCAGCGGCATCACATACACCATCAGTTACGAATCCATCGCAAGCTGAGATTGGAGTAGCCAGTGAGCATACGCCAATACAATTTAGGGAGCATCGTTAAGCCGGGGTTTAATCCGCTCGGGGCGCAGACGAGCGTGACTACGTATACGCCGTATTTGTATACTTGGGGTCAAAATAATCAAGGAGAGTTAGGGTTAAGTAACACAACATATTACTCTAGTCCCAAACAAGTAGGTTCACTCACTGATTGGCTTAATATTGCCGCGGGGTATCACCACAGTATTTCGGTTAAAAACGACGGCACTATGTGGGCATGGGGTTCTGGAAACGCTGGGCGGCTTGGGCTTGGAAATACTACAAATTATTCAAGCCCTAAACAGATTGGCGCTTTAACTGGATGGGCTTCAACTTCTGGTGGGAACTCATTTACTTTAGCCATCAAAACTAACGGCACTCTTTGGTCTTGGGGACAAAACGCTTATGGTCAGCTAGGTCTTGGCAATCTTACATATTACTCATCCCCTAAACAAATTGGCGCATTGACTTCATGGTCAACTGCTGTTTGTGGTTTTAATTTTTCAATTGCGGTAAAAACAGACGGCACTCTTTGGACTTGGGGGCAAAATGCCAATGGACAATTAGGTTTAGGAAACACTGTTAGCCGTTCTAGCCCTGTGCAAGTTGGTTTACTCACTACGTGGCTTAATATAGCAGGCGGAAGTTACCACACCATAGCTATTAAAACAGACGGCACTATGTGGACATGGGGGTCTGGCTATCAAGGTAGTTTGGGTCTTGATAACACCACTAGCTACTCCAGCCCAAAACAAATAGGCGCTTTAACCTCTTGGTATAAAGTTTCTGGTGGAGCCAATTACACCATAGCTACCAAAACAAACAACACATTTTGGTCGTGGGGGGTTAATGGTTCTGGGCAGTTAGGTTTGGGCAATATAACTAATTATTCTTCCCCTAAACAAGTGGGGTCACTTACTACTTGGTTAAATGTATCGGCAGGTCGTTATCATTGTCTTTCAATTAAAACTGATGGTACTCTTTGGACTTGGGGTAAGAATAATGCTGGTCAATTGGGTCTTAACAACAGAACCAATTACTCATCCCCTAAGCAAGTAGGCTCATTAACTACATGGCTTAGTATTGCTGGTGGTGGTTATTTTTCCACGGCCCTACTCTACTAAGAACACATCATGCCATCAACCACAATCACATCAGGCGTTCAATACTCAGGCATCTGGACAATGCAACAGGTGAACTCTGCTATATCTGCGGGGACTTGGCCTGTTGTTGGGCCAAAGCTTTATAGCTGGGGGAGTGGAACCTCTGGAGCGCTGGGTCTTGGTAATACAACAGCCTATTCTTCACCTAAGCAAGTGGGATCATTGGCTACATGGTCAAAAGTAGCCGAAGGCGCTAACGTCTCTTTAGCAGTCAAAACAGATGGAACTTTGTGGTCTTGGGGAGATAATGCTTATGGCCAACTTGGTCTTGGGAATACAACTTTTTACTCATCCCCCAAACAAGTCGGATCTTTAACTGCATGGTCTTCTATAAGTTGCCTTAATGCATCCGTTCTTGCTATTAAAACTGACGGCACTCTGTGGGCGTGGGGTTATGGGGGGCAAGGTGCGTTAGGCTTGGGAGACGTTTCCAGCCGCTCTAGCCCAGTCCAAGTTGGCGCATTAACCACTTGGTTGCAAGTATCTGCTGGTTTTTATTCTACTGGCGCAGTTAAAACGGATGGTACTTTATGGACTTGGGGATTTAACGCTTATGGGCAATTGGGTTTAAGTAATTTTACGTATTTTTCCAGCCCAAAACAAGTTGGCGCATTAACCACTTGGTCAAGTGTTTCGATGGCAAATGGGTATTTTGGGCTTGCAATCCAAACCAACGGCACATTGTGGTCGTGGGGCCAAAATGCAGATGGGCAGTTAGGCATTGGAAACACTAGCAATGTTAATAGTCCAAATCAAGTTGGTGCTTTAACTACTTGGTCTAAAGTTAATTGTGGCGCGGCAATTGTTGTTGCTTTAAAAACTGATGGAACACTATGGTCTTGGGGCTCTGGAAGTAGCGGCGGGTTAGGTTTGGGCAACACTACAAGCTATTCATCCCCAAAACAAGTTGGGGCATTAACAACATGGTCAATAATAGATGCTGGCAATTCTTTTGCGTGTGCCATCAAGACTGACGGCACACTTTGGTCGTGGGGGCAAAATTCATCTGGTCAGCTTGGCTTGGGTAATACCACCTCTTATTCATCGCCAAAACAAATTGGTGCAGTAACTTCTTGGCAAACAGTCTCAGCCGGAACTAATTTGGTTCTTGGTATTGCCGTTGCGTAAACTCAAGATAAACTAAACAAATGAACAAAACACTACATTTTCTCAGTGGAATCCCAAGATCCGGAAGCACCGTCTTGGCGGCTATCCTGAACCAGAACCCCGCAACCCACGTCTCTACGACATCTGGCTTAGTCCATGCTTTGGACGGACTTGCAAATGTATGGCATTCCGCTGGTCTACTAAACGAGAACGACCCCGAACGGCACAAGTTAGCGCAGACAATGCGTGGCTGTATTGATGCTTTTTACGAAGACACAGACAAGCCTGTCATCATTGACAAGTCCCGTGGATGGCCTATCCCCCAGATCATGGGTGCTATGGCTCAAGTGCTGAACCGTCCTTGCAAGGTCATTGCTACTGTGCGTCCTGTGCCTGACTGCATGGCTTCTTTTGTGCGTGTGGCAAAGCCTGATGACCTAGATAAATTCATGTACTCGGGGCAGTTGGCTGACCATTTGAAGGCGGCTTACCTGTCCCTAGACGCAGGCTACAGAGCCATGCCAGAGAACTTCCTGTTTGTTGTGTATGACGAACTCCTTGCCGATCCAAAGGGTCAGCTAGACCGCATCCATGAGTTCTTGGGTCTGGAGCCATACGCCTACGACTTCTCCAACATCGACGGCTCATCGGTCAAGGAAGACGACGAGAACCTGCACGGCTACGCTGGTATGCACGATGTCAAGCCTGTTCTTGCTAAACAGCACGATGACAAGTCCAAAGACCTGTTGAAGCACCACTACAACCAATTCTGTCAACCTGAGTTCTGGAATGACAACGCACGCACGATGCCCGAGCTAGATGACCTAGACCTCCAAGTGGCGGCTGGCAAGATGGGTGACTTTACCGAAGGCTGGAGACTCTCAGAGAAGCTCAATGCCGAGCGCCCCAACGACCATCGAGCCGCATACAACCGTAGCTGGTACTTGCTCAAGCAGGGCAAGGTCGGTGAGGGCTATAGAGAGATGAACAGAGGGCGCTTCTGTGGAATCATTGGTGAGAAGTTCCCAGACACCCCAGCCCCAGAGTGGGACGGCAAGACAAAAGGCACGAT